CTCGCCGCCGGCTGTCGTTGGCAGTGTCCTCAACTGCACGATGGGTAACTGGTTTGGTGTGCCGACATCGTATGCCTACCAGTGGAAGCGCGGGGTGACCAATGTCGGCACCAACGTCAACACCTACACGGTGGTGGCTGGCGATGCCGCCAATAGCATCACCTGTGTGGTCAGTGCCACCAACGCAAACGGCACCACTGCTGCCCCGGCCAGTAACGCGATAGCGATACCGTGATCCCAGAGGAGAGAAAGCCATGTCCGATTTTGGCGCAGTCTACGATTACGCCCTGCAGCTCGAAGCGGCAGTGCCGCCGGGCACGATGGCGGAATTGGAAGCGATCCGGCCCGCTTGCCTCGGGCTGACCAGGAAACAGAAGGAAGAGGCGGAGAAGCTCGCGGAAAAGCTCGCCGCCATGTCACCGGAAGACCGGATCAAGGCCGAGGCCGAGATCGCAAAGAAGAAAGAAGAGAGCCGCGCCAAGGCGGAAGAAGCGGCGGCAAAGCGAGCGGCACAGGCCCAGCAGCAAACAGCCCCCGCTTCGCCCGCTGCTCACCCGGCACCGCCGCACACCGAGCCGGCTCCCAAGAAGTAAGGGATACTACCTATGGGCATCCTCGAAAGCCTGTTCGGCGGCGGCGACAGCGACCCGTACGCGCTGTATGGCGATCTGTTTACGCCGCAGCAAAAGGCGGCCCTCCAGGCGCGTGATCAGGGCCAGGGGCTCCTACGAATGGCTGGCGCGTTTGCCAAGGCCGGCATGCCGAGCCGGTTGCCGGTGCCTATGGGCGCCGTGCTGGGCTCGGCAGCCGAAGCGTTGGGGACCGGCTCGGATGAGAACGTCCAGAACGCTATGCGGGCGATGCTCTATGGGGCGCAGGCCAAGAAACTGCAGACTGAGCAACAGTTCCTGAAAGACTTTGCGGCGAGCCAGCCGGATTTTATGAAGACGGTCGCCGATATTCTAGGTACTGGTGCCGCTGCGCCTACTGCACCTACCGCCACGCCACCAGCAACTCCAACCGGGCCCCTTGCCGCGCCGGCTCCCGCCGCCGCTGCGGGAACGGGACCGTTAGCTCCTGCGGCGGCGATAACACCAGCGTCGTTTGACGGGACTGTCGGCCCGCTTGCTGCAGTAATCCCACCCGCAAGAGACGCCGTTCCGCCGTGGGCGTCCGACCCTGCGGGCAGAGGGTTGCTGTCCGCAGCCGGGGTTGATCGCGCCGCGCAGCAACAAGCGTTGGAGCTATTTAAGCGAGAGGCTTTTGGCGGCGGCACCCCGGCCGACACCCCGCCGTCGCCTGGCCCAGATGTCCTTCTGCCTTCTGGCACTTCGCGGCCAACGTTACCGATCCGCAGTATCGCCGATACCGGCGGCGGCCCGCTCGCTCCGCCAGGTGCGCCCGCAGCGGACCCGCGCGCCGCGCAAATGCAAGCCTTGATGCTGGCGATCGCCCAACGCCGCGCGATGGCGATTTTGGGCGGCATCAAAGATCCGTACGAGCCGCTGATGGACGCGGTAACCAAGAGCCCCGCATTCCAGGGCTTGGTGACCGGGGCACAGGAGGCAGCTAAAATTCCTTCTGCTCGCCCGCTGGCTCGCGAGAAAGCAGCCGGAGAGCAACCGTTCCTGCTGGAGCGCGACGAGAAGAAAGCGGCGCTGGACCGGATTAACGACCTGTTCAAACAGGGTGGCTTGTGGGACCCCAAGACCGGCGTCATCCCGACCCCGGGGTACGATATATTGCAACAGCTCAACGCCGCGGCAACCGCTCGCGGCACTGCCAGCACACAAACAACCGACCTACCCACGATTGGCCCTACCGGGCCGGTCAAAACACCGATGACCCAACTCGACAAGTCGCGCATCCTCAGTGGCGAAACTGTGCCGTATCTTGGGGTGCAGCCTTACGGAGCTGCTGCGGCTCCCTCTCCCGCGGACCCGGTCGTGCCCGGTGGCCTTTCACCTGGCGGTGCCGGCGGGCGGCTACCTACGCCTGCTGTTCCTGGCGGAGGACCTCCGCTTGGCTCTATTTATCAAGAGCCGCTCCAGACACCGGCGCAAGTACAGGAAACCCAGGCTAAGGGCGCGGCGCAGACCGAAATGTACAAGTCTGGCCTAAAAGCGCTGGATACCGCGCATGATGCAGTGCGCGCGGCCAATCAGCGAGCGCCTTACTATGGCTCCATGCTGACGGCGATGCAGGGGTTCCAGCCGGGAGCGACGGCGGAAGCCCGACTTACCGCCATGCAGTATCTAAGAGACCTGGGCATCATTAAGGGCGACAACGTCTCGCAGGGAGAGGCGTTGAGGCTGGCCGGCGAACGGCTGGCGTTCATGGCTGTGCCGCCCAACCAAGGCAGTTGGTCGAATGTCGAGCGGCAATTGCTGAAAAGCTCGCTCGCCGGCATGTCACAGACGCCGGAAGGTCTGACCAATGCAATCAGTATGATGCAACAGCTTGATGACTACGACCGAAAAGTGTCAGAGATCCATCGTCAGGTAGCAGACAAAAACGGGGGATTGCCAAATATCCTTGAGGCGCAGCGGCGGGTTGAAGCGCTGGGGCCACCTCTCACGCCAGCGCAACAGACCGCGCTAGAACGACTGCAACAGGGAGGTACTCCCGCTACAACGCCTCCAGGAGGCGAGATTATCCAGAATGGCTGGCGATATGACGCGAAGACCCACAGTCCCATAGGGCCAGTACAATGAGCGATCCGCCGCCCTTTGATCCCCGGTTGCCATTTACGACTCAGCCGCCACCCTTTGATCCGGCGCAACCGTTTACGACCAAGCCGGTTAGCCCGGACCCATCGCTGATAGGCCAGGGGATATCAGCATTTGGCGATGTCATGAAGGGGCTGGCGCTTACTACTGTTGTGCGTGGTTTAGGCGGGTTAGCTAATGCGGCTTGGGACCCCTACGGCACGGCATTCGCACCGATCCGCAAGCTGTTCAGTCCGGAGGAGGAGGCGCGTTATCAAGCCGGGGAGAGCCCAGGCCCTGGCACAAAGCTAGGTGATGCATTTTTCCGCTGGACCGGGATACCCGAGTACAAGCCAACATCAGCTCCAGAGCGCATGCTGATGACGGGCGCGGAAACTGCTGTAGCGAACGCGCCGTTTGGGTGGGGCGCAAGCCTTCTTGGGGCGCTAAGCGGGACAGGCGGGCAAGCGGTCAGGGAAGCCGGTGGGGGCGAGCGGGCGGCGACTGCAGCGGAGCTGGTGCCGGGTATCTTTTCTTCCGTTAGGGAGGCGAGGCGAGGCCCCGCCAGCCCAACCGCGCCGGAGCTTAAGACCGCCGGGCAAGCACAATTAAGAGCGTTCGGCGATGCGCCTGTCGAGCTATCCCTAGCCCCGCTGACGAACATGGCGACCGTAGCCGAGCCTGCCCTGCAGCGCAGCGGGTTTCGGCCGCGAACCGCGCCCGGCACGTTCGACCTTCTCACCGAGCTTAAGCAGCCTGACACTGGCGGCTGGGCGACAGGCGCGACTGGCCCGGGCGGAACGCCCTCTCTTACGATGCTCGACCTCCAGGCAATCCGGGAGGATCTACAGGGCACCATCAACGACAGCCGCAGCCCGCTCGCCGCGCATCCTAAGGATTTTGCGGCGGCAACCGCGACGCTGAAGCAATTGGACGACATAATCGAAAACATGCATCGCGACCCGGCCAATTTAACGGCCGGCACCGCCCAGGACGCCGTCGCTGCCATCAATAATTTCCAGACCGGGCGCGCGAATTATCTCGCCGGGCAGAACCTCAATCGCATGACGGGCGACTTGGACCGCGCCCGTACCGGAGTTGTCGAGCGGGCGCAAGCTAGAGCTGAGGCAGCAAATTCCGGTGCAAACCTCGACAACACTCTCCGTCAGCGGGTCGAGACGTTTATGGAGAACCGCAACAATGTCGCGGGCCTTTCTGACGATGCCCTTACTGCCCTTGATCGAGTGGTGGCGGGAGGCGCTATTAGCAACCGGGTTAGAGATGCCGCTAATTTCCTGGGCGGCGGCAAAGGCGTTGGGTCGCTGGTTACCGGTGCGCTCAGCAGCGCCCCAGCCACGTATTCTGGCAGACCGGTTCTTGGCACCGCGATGGGGCTAGCCGCCCCGACCGCTGGCATCGCCCTCAAGGCATTAGAGAACCATCTCGCTCAACGCCGACTGAATACGGCGCTCGACACGATCGCCCAGAACAGTCCTCTATATCGCGAACGAGCAACGAATTTCGAGCCAGATCAGTGGGCGATTACGCGACCCCTGTTTTCGGGGCTGCTAGCACCACCGCCAGATCGACGCTGGCCCTACTGATGGGCTGCCTGCTGGGCAACCATCATCAGCACAATCCAGATACCGATCAGGCTGATGGCTGGGTGGCGTTTTACCAATCGCCCGATCCTGCCGAGCGCACGGCCGATTACCGAGAGAATGTCTGGGGTTACCCAGATTGCCGCAAGTACGACAAAAAATAGCAACAGGTTGCACATCACGCGGCCTTCCCGCGCCTCTCACCAATGCCTGACGAGCATCGTGATCGTGGCCGCTGCGTTGATCCCGACGGCCCACATCAGCACGGTCAGCTTGCTGTCGACGTGAGTGATCCGGCCGTCTAGTCGGGTCACGCTGGCGTCGAGCTTACTCTCTAACCGGTCGATGCTGGCGTCGAGCTTACTCTCTAACCGGTCGATGCTGGCGTCGAGCTTACTCTCTAACCGGTCGATGCTGGCCGTTGTCGCAACCTTCAGCCCCTCGATATCGGCCTTGGTCGCGACATCTTCGCCTAGAGCCGCATTGAGAGCCTCGGCGGTGGCATCGGCTGCCTCTTGACTGAACCCACCGCGATCATGCAGGGCGCGGGCAAGCCGCAGCGTGTCGATGATCGCCATCTATTGGCCGGTGATTGCGGCTGCTAAAATCCGATAAGCCATGATCGAACCCATGCGTTCGGTTGTGGTCAGGCGTCGGGCGGGGAGCCAACCCTCGTTCGGCGCCGCTTTAGTCTATGGGGCCAACCGCGGCTCCTGTCTAGTCGAATAGATGGTTAACCCTGGCGGCTCGGCATCCCGCCCGCGTCTGGAGATCGTGATATGACCGCTGGCATCTGGTTCTGGATACTCTACGTCATCTCGCTGGTGTTCGGTGGCGGCTGGTACTGGCGCAACCAGGCGACGCTCGTGGCATTCGGGCCGTTCAGCTTGCTGTTCTTCCTCCTGATCGGCTTATTGGGGTGGGGTGTCTTCGGTGCGCCTATTCGATGACCCCGCCGCGCGACCAATCGGACGGTGCCGGAATGAGATGCGAAACTTGCTTAGGGTCCGGTCGCGTGCTGCGTCGCTCCTACCCCAGCAATGAGCTGTTTCCCTGTCCCTGCGAGGTCTGCGGAGGTACGGGCTTCGACCACTGCTGTAGCGGCGATTGCGCCGTCAACGACCCCGCTTTGCGGGTGGAACGCGAGCACGTTAGCTCTGCCGACTGCTGGTGCAAGCCAGAGGAGGACGAGCCCGGTGTTTGGATACACCGGGAAGTCCAGTAGATGCCTGAGTGATGTCGCCGGCCGTTGCAGTGATTGGCCTACAACTGATCGTACTGCATCAGGTTGACGGACGCGAGGTCGTCATAAACTCCGCGCAAATTACAAGCCTATACGCACAACTGCATGGGAGACCGAACCGTTTGGTGGCGGCGGGCTCGCATTGTATCGTCATGCTGGTCGATGGCAAGCACGTCGGTGTGGCCGAGACGTGCGCCGCGGTGCGCAAGCTCATCGAAGGCAAGTAAGTAGACGACAGGGCGCACCGGAACCGAAAAAATCTGCTGTGCGGTAAGGGGTGTGCAACTCGCACACCAGCACAAAACAGGGACACAAATCCAGGTGACAGATCAAGGTGTTACAGGCTGGTGTCATAATGCTCGTTTTCCCCCAAAGGGAAGACGGTCATAAACAAACTACACCAACAAAATCAATAGTTTAATCCTTTTTGTCATGGACACTGTTGCGCTGGTGTAGTGCATTGTTGTGCAGTGTAGTGGGTGACTTTCACAGTTTGCGGTAATTAGATACCATTTTGTCCACCAGCCGACGACCGTCACCAGGGACCTCGCACAATAGTTTGACCAGGTCTGGCCTGGCGATTTCGGTTTTCGCACACCTTCGCACACCTCGGGTTTTGCCGGGCGTACTACACCGGCCAGAAATGGCACTACACTCAGCCCTTCTGATAGCGCCTGACCACGAACCCTGCAGCGTCGACCGGTAGACCCGCCGCCCAAGCTGGCGTCCGCCGCATCGTGGTCAGCATGTGATCGAGGACCTTGTCGGCCGCGTCCTCGGCCACCTCGGCGATCAGCTCGTCATGGATCGTGGCGATCAGCGGCAAGTCCTGCAACCCCAGCATCGCTTCGACCATCACGTCGCGGGCGACTGCCTGGGTGAGATTTTCGACGACCTTGCCGGGCCAGGCCCGCAACCGGACCCAGCCGCCGCCCAGCGAGCCCATGTAGGTGAACTCGGGATAGCCCCGATCGTTGAGCTCGATCTTGGGGCGCCGGTAGACCAGGTGTCGACCGCTCGGGAGGCGAGCCAGGATCGCCCGAGGCTGCTGGATGAAGGTGATGCAACCAACCCGCTCCATCGTGCCGGGCCTGCCGTGCAATGCCCGCAGCAAGGCTTCGTGGCTCTTCCACCAAAAGTTGACGATCCGGTGGTTAAGCTGGCGCCACGCCGTCACCGCTCTCTCTGCCTCGTCTTCGCCCAGGACCAGACCATAGGTCAGCGCGGTTGCCCGAAATTTTTCGTGCCCCATCCCGAACCCGCAGGCGAGTGTTAAGACTTTACCCAGGAGGCGATTGCGCGACCCAATGGCGTTCGCGGTCGCGATGTAGATGTCGTCGCCGCGGGCGAACACGTCGAGCGTGTCCTGCTGCCCGGCAAGCCAGGCCAACACCCGCGCCTCGATTTGGCTGAAGTCCGCGATCGCCAGCCGGTGCAGCGGGCGCGCCACGATGGTCGAACGCAGGCAGCTGGCGACCACCCCCAACGCGCTATCCTCGAACAGCAGTTCCAGGTCTTCGGGAGAGGCCCCAGCCCGGATCACCCGCAAGGCCGCCGGCACATCCTTGATGGACCCGCGGAAGAGGTTTTGAGGCTGTAATCGGCGCCCGGCCCAACGCCCGGTCCTCGACGCTCCGTAATACTGAAACGTACCCCGTACCCGGCCGTCGTAGGAGCGCGCTGACGCGATTGCCGTCAGTTTGGCGGTAGAGGACCGCGACGCATCGAGACGCGCCTGTAGCGCGATCCTAGAGGCTCCTGTGAGGGTCTGATCGGCGAGGGCTGTCTGGACAGTGGCGCGCTGCAAGTTGGGCATCTCGGTGCCCTGGAACGCCAGCCAGTCTTTCAGCTGCGCCACCTGACCCAGAGACCGCACCTGGCCGTTGGTGAGCCGCACGATCTCTCGGGTGAGATCGCCGCGGGCGGTGTCCGCCAGCGCCGCCAGCTCGTAGACCAGATGGTAGTCGACCCCGATGCCGCGCTGATTGATCCGGTGATCCAGCTCGAACACTAGGCGCTCGCGGGGGCTTAACTCCGGGATCTTGCGGTCGAGTTCGCGCTCGGCCAGGACATCCTGGGCACAGTAATCCTGGAGCGCCTTGAACCGAACCGGGTCGGTCTCGTGCCACCACGTCAAGGGCGAGAGGCTCCGCGGCCGGGCGAACCTCAACATCAGGTCCCGGGACGAGTGATCCTTCTGCTGGGTGAGCCCGAGGGCGCGCCCGGCGAGATCCAGGGAGGCGGGGTAGCCGGCCACCAGGGCGCGGGCCATCGTGCAGGACCACTGAGACAAGCCGATCAGCGGCCAGCCCGCGGGGACCAGTTTGTTAAAATAGACGTTGTGCTCGAAGAGGTAGTTGTGCGCGACAACTGTGGCGCCGGCCTTTATCGCGTCGACGAAATCCGCCGGTGGGGGGCCGGAAAGCCAGGTCTCCACCGGGCTGTTGTCGATCGCGTAGCACAAGACGGTGACCCGGGTGTCGGGGTGCTCGGCATAAGCGTGCGAGCCCGTCTTGCGTAAATCGGCGGTCGAGGTGGTTTCAAGATCGAGAACGAGACGCACGGGTGAGCCGATACAGTGCATGGGCTTCACTCGGCATTACGACTAACCATGAGTATGGCTTTCTTAAAACTCCAGGCTGCCTGCCAGCACAAAGATCAGCGCCAGCAGGATCAGCCAAAACCAGCCGTCAGAAAGGGATTTCGTCATCGACCAGAACCGCGGCGTCGGTGCCGTCGTAATCCGGGAAGTCGTCCTTTGCCGCCTTCCGGCCGTCGAGCCGGCGCGTGCCGGCGGCGCAGAGCTGCAGGTTGTTGAGCCCGAACGACACCCCGCGGTTGCCGCTGTTATTGTAGTAAAACGGGCTCACGGTGGCCCGCACCAGCTGGCCTGCCCACAAATCCTCGGGGACCATGATCTCGTTTCTTTGCGCGTCGACGAGACCCGGCCGGGTCTTGCTCCAAGGCGAGATAAACACCCCGCCGTCGATGTCGTAGCCGTTATAGGATTTTTCGGAGCACGGCCGGAACGGCGAGCGCAGCCCGGCCATGAACTGCCGGTCAGTGCTCTTGCCGGGACCACATTTGTCCTCGATGCACTCCAGGACCGCTTTCTTCAGTGCCGCAAAGGCTGGGTCCTTCTGGGCGTTCAGATCAAACAAAATCGAGCACTGGTAGACTGGCTCGCTGCCGGGCGAGCGCGGCCGGGGCGAGAACAAATTGGGGAAGCTCAGGATACCGATCGGGGTACGCAGCGAGGCCATGTCCCTATGTCTCCTTTGAGTAGGCTTTGATCGCCAGGTTTTCGACATGCTGCCGGATTTGGTTGATGTTGGCGGCAACGGTTGACGGGCGGGGATACTTCTCGATGTAGCTAGATACCGTGCGCAGCCAGAGCGCCAAAAGACGGATCTCTTCGTCGTTTGGCTCGGTCATGCCAGTAGCTTTGGTACAACGAAGTCGATGATATGCTTCAGGTCGAGGATGATCTCGTCCAGTTCAGCTCGGCTAAGAACCCGGCGGCGTTCTTCTAGCTTAATCAGCAGCCGCTCCAGGTCGAGCCACAGCATCATCATCGAAACCCTTTGAGACATCGGCAGTGTCCGTTCCAGATCATCCTGCAGCGTCGTCATCGAACTCCTCCAGGGCGTCGGTGGTATCGTCGCGGCCGAGCTTGAGCCCCGAGGACCGAGCCTCGACCATCGTCGTCGCGGCCTGGTCCCAGATCAGGCGCCCCTTGCGGGTGCGGTGGAGTTGCCGCTCGATCTGGGCCGGGGAGCGAACCCGGGTTTCCCAGATCTCGTCGTGGCTGGCGCCGAGGTCGGAGAGGCGATGCGCGATGTCGGTGTCAGGGGCGAGCCACTTGCGGGTGGCTTTGGTCGGGACCAGACCCCAGCCCGGGATACGCACCTGGTGCTGCAGCTGGTCGATCGCGAACTCGCGGATCCGGGCGATCCACAACTCGGCCCGCTCGGCGGTGTCGAGGGCTTTGGCCAGTTCGTCTACCGCGGGCAGCGCGTTGTCGGGATCGAGGTTGAGGTCGTCGTCGAACTCGGCCTTGGCCATCTCCAGGGCGTCGGCCATCAGCTTGGGACAGGCGTGCGATACCGGACAAAATCTACACCAGGACCCCGGGACCAGAGGCGCATCCGGCTGAGCGCAGGCTTCGACCCCCGGGACCAGCACCTCGTCGACCCACATCAAGAGGTCGACTACATCGATTTCCCAGGATCGGATCGGGGAAACACCCGAGGCGTGCGGCTGCACAATGGTGAGTTTTACCGTCTTTACCTGATCGCGCTGGGCTGCCGGCAAAGCGCCCAAGACCCCGGCGCCATAGAACATCAACTGCGGGTTCTCGACCGCGGAGACAGTAATGCCGGACCCGTTCTTGTAATCGACGACCTCCAGGATTTCACCGGACACAATCCCGGCATCGACTGTGCCGAACACAGGGACCGGGGGGCGTCCGGGAAAGTAGCTGTCGAGATCGACCCGAAACTCGACATCACGCCAGTCAGCATCAGGTCTCGGCTCCGGACCGCGACCGCAGGCTTCATAAAAATAGTCCAGCATGACGTGAATACCGTCGATAAATGCCTGATCGACAGTGATGAGGTGCCCGTCCCGGGACCACACCCGACCCAACTCGGAGGGCAGGACGATTTCGACCCCGCTTGTCACCGCGTTCTCGATGTACTCGTGCGCCAGGGTCCCGGTCGCGGCATAGATCGACGACGGTCGATGCGGCGCGGTCTGTGACAACCGGAAGGATCCCGGGCAGCTGAGCCAGCGATAGGCGCTCGACGCCCCGAGAAGGCTGTGCTCGGTCATGTGCGGCACACCCGGCATTGCAGAGCTTTTAGGGGATCGTCTTTGCGCGGCTTGGGCTGCCGGCCGGTCTCGAACTCGGCACCCAGCTCGGCTAAAGCCGCCGGCCAGCTATCGCGGCCAGGGCTACGCCAAGTGGCGCCATAGACGGCTTCCTGCACGGCGGCATCATCAAAGATGTCCCGGTGATCGAGCCACAGCTGATACCACTCGGTCAGCCGCTGAAAAAAGCATCGGGCGCAATCGGTGCGTAGCGGGATCTCGACACCGCGAGACCGCAGATACTCCCGCACCTCGGACAGCCCCCACTGCCACTCGCGCAATGGGAAGGCCGATCGCACTCCCGGCACATTGGCATAGTCGCCGCCCTCGCGGTCGGGTTCGTCAAAGCGTAAACCGACATAAGAGATAATTTCGTCGTGCTGCGTCTGCTGCTGGATCAGCCAAGAGGCATAGGGCTCGATTTTCAACATCCGGGTGCAAAACCGCATGCGCCAGTTGGGGATCGCGTCTTCCTCGTGAACCAAACCCTGCAAACCCCCTTTGCGCATGATCGGGACCAGAGGCTTTCCCAGCAGCTCGGAGAGCTTGCGCCAATGCGCGAACATCTCCGGCAGCTCGTCCCCGGTCGGGGTGCAGACGTAGGTGTAGTCGATGTTCGGGTGCAGCTCGCGCAGGCGCAGGGCCATAGCCGAGCTGTCCTTGCCGCCGGAAAGAGCCACGACGTGGATCACGCCTGGGCGCCCATCACCTTGTGAGAGATCGCCAGAACTTCGCGGTAGAATTGGTGCCCCTTCTCCAGCGGCACGTCGTAGAACTTCGCGACGCCGTATTGCTTCTGCAAAAGCTTCACTTCCGCCACCTTGCCGGCGGCATACATCTGGCGCACCAGGGCGAGACCAGCCTCCTTGGCTTCGCCAGGTGACATCGAGGGATCGGCGAGACCCATGTCGTCGGTGTCGGCGTCGGGCTCGTCCCCGACCAGCTGGTCCCCGAGGTCCTCGGCCGCGCCATTACCGGGCACCGCTTTGGCAGCCTTGGCGGCGCGCGCCTTGGCCGCGGCGGCCTGCCGCCCGGCCAAGGCGGCCTCGGCCCGAGCAGGATCAGACGGGATCGACGAGGGGTTGACCTTAGCCGGCTCCGGCCCCGGCTCCAGGTCCGGCGCGATCGGCATACCCTGCCGATCGTCCAACAACATCTCGTCGTTGTTATTTGACGTCAACAGGTGCCGGAACATCCGGCGGAACTCGGCTCGTCCTGCAGGAGACCCGAGATCGAAGGTAAAATTAAGCTGCGCTTGCATGGGTATCTCCTTGCAGGATGCTGATTTCATCGGCCTTGCGGCGGAACACCCGGATGATCTGTTCGTCGAGGGTGCCGGGCAGGAAAAGAAAGCTCGCCAGGACGCTGTCGCGCTGGCCTAGCCGGTGGGCGCGGGCGATCGCCTGGACGTTCTCGCCGGGGACCCAGGAAGGCTCGACGATCGCCACCTCGTTTGCCGCGGTCAGGGTGATCGCGGTCCCGGCGGCGAGGATCTGGCCGATAAAGAGCCTGGTCCCGGCCCTAGTCTGAAAGTCCTCGACCGCCAGCGCCCGGGCATTAGGCGAACTCTCGCCCGTCACCACGACGGGATCGAACTCCAGAAGACCGCGCCGCAATTGCTCGATCACGTCGTGGTGCCAGGCGAACAGCACCATCTTTTCGGTTGATGCCAGCCGTTCCTGAACCCAAAGGATCGTAGGGCTGGTCTTTAACAATCCCAGTTCGCGCCGCACCGTGGCGAGCGCCGCATCGGGATTGCGCAAGGTCTTTAACAACTCGTCGTCGGTCATGTAGCGGCCGGAATAGGCCAGCTTTGCCGCGGCGCTGCGCACCGGCGCCGAGATCCGGTCGAGCCACTGGCCCGGCGCCGGCAACGGGATGTCCTGCAGGATTAACGGTGGCAGTTCGTACAGGACCTCGATCTTGCGGCGGCGCAGCACCACGCCCTTGAGGCTGTGCCGCAAGATCGTCTGGTTTTTGCTGCCGGTCACCTGGCGCCCAAACGGGGTGTCCCGGTAGCGGGTGAACCGGTCCTCGAACTCGACCTGGCTCAAGGCCCGCCCGGTGTGGGCTTTTAGGAGGTCAGGCCAAAAGGTCCGGTAGTGCTGCCACAACTCGCCGGCGTGATTGGGGGTCGGGGTGCCGGTCAGTAAGATGACCCGGGCGGCGCTGGCCTGGACCCCGGTGCCGGAACCGCGATGACCATAAAGCGCCAGCGTGCGGTTCGACGGGTTTTTCAGATAGTGCGCCTCGTCGAGGATCAAGAGATCAAGCCGCCGGGAGCGCAGATGGTTGGCCAGTTGGCTCTGTCGGTCGGAGAACTCGTCATAGCCGACGATCAGGACAAACTGCGGCCGGTCGAGGCAAAGTTTGATATCGGTGATTTTGGTCCCGGGTTCCATCAGGACGACGCGCGAGGACCAGCCCCCTAGCCAGCGCTGGATCTCGGCCTGCCAGACCCGCCGGGCTGTGGCGGGACAAACGATCAAAACCCGGTCGGCGCCACAGGCTTCGGCCGCGGCGAGGGCTTCCAAGCTTTTGCCGAGCCCCATCTCGTCGGCCACCAAGACCGCCCGGTTGATCTGCAGTTGCTGGCAGATCCAGTCGATGCCTTTTGTTTGGTAGTCCCGGAGCGGTGGTGTGGCAGCCGCGGGCATGAAAATCCCCTGTCCCCACAAGCTGTTAGGAGCTTGGGGTTCTTTGGTTAACAGGGGCTAGATTGATCGTGCGCTGTGCGTGGTGTCAAGCCGAAAAGCACAGCGCACCTACACAGATTGCTGATTGGCCCCAAACAGTGCCAACAGCGCCGCCTCGGCCCGGCCGTCGTCCTTGGCGCGGGTGAAGTTGGCGGCGTTGTCCGGGAACAATCTTGCCGCGATCAGGCGCGCCTCGTTTTTGTCGGGACCCATCCGAAAGGACCGTTTCCATTCCTGCGGTGTCACCAGCTGGATCGGTATGCCGAGTCCCGCCAGCACGCCGCGGGCCAACCCATAGGACAAGCCAAAGCTGAAAGAACTGGTAACCCCTTGACGGGGCAGGGCGTGGACCCGCTCGATCCAGGCACAGTCGGGCTGGTACACCTTGAGGATGTCGGCCAGCCAGAACTCGCTGAGTTGGCGTCGGTGGTGCTTGCCGACCCGGATCAGGGTCGAGGGCATATCGCAGACGACAAGCGCCGCGAGATCGGTGTCCAGCATCGCCAAGGCGCCATTGGCACCGGGGTCAACCCCGAGAACGCGCATTTCTGGGGGCCGGTGCCGTAGTAAACTCGTCGTCGTCGACGAGAAACTCCAGACACGAGTGCCCCTCACGCTCGATACAGTAGAACACAGCAGCGATCCATTTTGTCGGGATCTGCCGCCCCCGCCACATCTGCACGGTGTTGTACACAAGGCCGTGTCCAGGGCAGTGGCGGTCCAGCAACGTCAGCAAACCTCGGGCGCCGGCAAACACCCGGAACACGTGGGGCACGTCGATCTTGACCACGCGCTGGGCCTCCTCTTCTAATACAGCCGCGCACCGTAGAGTTTTGTGGGGACGGTGTAAAGGGCTTGGGCAATGTGGGGTGTTGTCGGGCTTCACAACATCTTGTGTGGTAAAACACCGTAGGCCCACTACAGGTAAAACCCTAATAACATAGGTCACGCCACCGGCCCACGCCAGGCTCGCTCCGGCAAACCCTCTACACAAGTTGTTGTGTGCCACCACAGAGTGTGTTATGTGGTTACGACCACATAACACAGGATGTGGTTTGAGAGGACCGGATGGCACAGCCCAACATAGCAGACCTGAACGACGAAAAACCCCTTGAGGGTGTCGGCCCACGCGCGCAAGATAGCCCCACACCACAAAGTGTGGGGACAAAATATGCTGGAACAGAGGCGCCGCGCACAACAACACAGAGAGTGTTCCAACCCAGAAACCGGGCCAGAAACCAGGCGTTCGCCGCACGATTGCGTGACGCTATGAACCGGGGCGGTTTGCATTCCTCCGAGGTAGCCCGACGGGTCTGGGGCACCGCCCGGGACAAACGCGGCCACAATGTCGCCCGCAGCCGAGACCGCATCGGGCACTATCTCAACGGCGTCAGCTACCCCCCCCGGAAATC